CGAGATCGCGCTGGGGCGTACGAGTTCACCCGCCTGAAGGATGGCCTCATCGACGCTGAGCGGCACGGGCAGACCCGGCGCGCGCTTGCGCCACCAGTCCGTAGCCTTTTGGCGCGCATAGCCCTGATGCTCGATACAGACCCATTCGCTGTAGGACGTGAGCCCAGAGCTATAGGTGACCTTCAGCGAGGGCTGCCCACCCAGCTTGTCGTGCCGACTGTAGTAGACGCCATGGACCGGCAGCCATTGTGGCGCTTTTGGCGACAAAACTGGCAGGGCAGCGGCGGTCGGGGCGATCTTCACCTCACGGGCCGGAAATTCGTACCCGCAATCCGGGCATTCAGTGGCAGAGAGCGCGACGATGCTCTCGCACATGGGGCAGACCTTTGTGGGTGCCTCGCCCCCGCCACCCTCGCCAGGGCGTTTGGGCCGGACCAGATCAATCGGCCCATGGCGGCGAACATTACCCGCGAAATCCAGAACAAGGCAGTTTTCCTTGCCCGGCGCCAGCCTTGTGCCGCGGCCCACCATCTGAACATACAGTCCGGCGGATTTGGTGGGGCGCAGGAGTGCAATCAGATCGACGCCCGGCGCGTTGAAGCCGGTGGTCAGCACGCCCATGGACGCCAGCGCACGAATGTTGCCGCGCTTAAAGGCGGCGATAATGGCATCGCGCTCGTCCTTTGGTGTATCCCCGAAAATCGTGCGGCAAGTGATGCCACGGCGCTGGAATTCCTCCGCAACATGGCGCGCGTGATCCACGCCCGAGCAGAAGGCCAGCCAAGATTTGCGATCCTTGCCGTAGTCGATGATCTCGGTGACCGCCGCGCGGGTGATGGCGTCCTGATCGACTGCGGCCGCGAGATCGCGGGCAATAAAGTCACCCGCCCGGGTGCCGACTTTTGAGACATCAAGCTGGGTGGCGGGCTGTTTTGAGACCAGAGGGCTGAGATAGCCCTGATCGATCAGCTCGCGCACCGGAGCTTCAAAAGCAATATCGGTGAAGAGCGCCGATTTGCCTTCATGAAGCATGCCGCTATCCGTCCGGAACGGCGTGGCGGTGAGACCGATCACCTTCAGCGCCGGGTTGATCGCACTCAGTGCATCAAGGAAACGCCGATACATCGTGCTGGAATTGCCGGGGATGAGATGGGCCTCATCGATTAGGACCAGATCGGTGTGGCCGATTTCGTGCGCGCGGCGATGGATCGACTGGATGCCGGCAAACAAGATGCGCGCTTGCGCCTCGCGCTTGCCAAGCCCCGCCGAATAGATGCCTGCGGGTGCCTCGGGCCAGAGCCCGATCATTTCAGCATGGTTCTGCGCGATCAACTCGCGCACATGGGTCACGATCAGAATGCGCTGATCCGGCCAGGCTTTCAGCACGCCCTCGATGAAGGCGGCAGCCACCAAAGATTTTCCGGCCGCTGTTGGTAGAACTACCAAAGGATTGCCTTTGTTGTTCTGAAAATAGGCGTAGATCGAAGCGATCGCGGCCTGTTGATATGGGCGCAGGGTCAGCATGGTGTGGCCTCCGTGGTACGGGCGTCATTTGACCAGGCGGAGCCATCGGCCATGCGGTAGTTGACGATGTCGTCGCCCGCATCGATGACCTCACCCGGCACGAGATCGGGGATGAAGAGATGTTTGCCGCAGGCGGCGCGCTGTTCTGCAGGCGCCAGCATTCGATCATGGCGAGCGCAGTGCCATCCGCCTTCGACCGGCGTGGCGTGTAGGCAGGATCGGCAGGTCACGGCGGCTGCAACTCCCTCGTGGCAAGCAGCATGGTGATCGCAGAACCGGCATTCAAACCAGGCCGGGTCCTCACTGATCCGCGGGGGCGGATGCTGGGCAAAGATGACCCGACCGGCCTTTTCGAGCAGACGTTCGGCCATGGCGCTGTCGGCCTCGATCCGCTCGATATGCAGCGCGTCCGTGTTCTTGCAGACAGCCATGTAGAGCGCGCGGGTGATACCGGTCAGGTGCATATAGATCTGCATCTGCGCGGCGTGCTGGGGTTTTGCCAGCACCACGCCCTTGGCAGTCAGGTCGGCAAAGCTCTTGACCCCATGGGTCTTGAACTCCAACACATGCCAGGTTTTTGGGGCCTCAAGGATGCCTATTGCTACGCCATCCAGCGATCCGCCGAAATGACCGCCATGGGCCTCGACGCGGATTTGCCGCCCTGTCTCTGGATCGACCTCCAGTACGGTCGCCCCTGTGGCGCGCAGGTTGCGGACCATCCGGTCCTCTTCCTGTTGCCCTGTCTCGAACAAGCGCAGCAGACGGCCGGAAAAGCGTGACGGTGTCACCCACCGGAAATCATACCAGAGTGCACGGGCGCAGGATTTACCGATGATCGACGCGCCAAGATGATCGCGGAAGCCATCGCCCTGGCGGGCCTCATAATCAGCATAAATCGCCGTCAGCGTCGGCGTGGGTGGTGCGGGAAGATCAGCCATCACAAGCCCTCCCGTTCACTGCGGGCTTGGGCCTCGGAAAGAATGACGTTCCAGGTCTCGGGGTCATGGCGCTCACGCAGCACCCCAATCAAAGCGTCTTTCAGCTTTTCGCGGCGACGACGGCCGGTGCCTTTGGCAAGCAGTTCCGCCCGTTCACGGCACAGGTGGCGCAGCGCGGTGCGGGCTCGGTGAAACCAGTCAGGATCAATGGGCTTGTGGCCGCGCTGGCGTGCCAGATCGGCGGTTGCGATCTGCGTGCGGATCTTGGCGATATCATCGTCGAGGTCGATCAGCCGGCGCTGGTCATCAGGCAAGCCGGGGCTGATCACAGCCACAGGGGCTGTGTTTTTCAGGTCAGTCATGGAAATATCCTTAGATGGGTTTGGGCGCTGCCCCGTCAGTCAGGGATGCGGAGCAGCGCGATTGATCAGCCCTTCTTGTTCCAGGGAGCGGAGGCCATCTTCATGGGCGTAGCGGCCTGCGTTGAGGGCGGTGCCGCGGGGTTTGCAGCAGGCTTTGAGACAGCGGCCGGCGCCCCCCCACCTTCAGGCGGCAGATAGGCGATGGCGTTGCTCTCGCCGTAACCGTTCTTCGGCGGCTTGATCTTCACCTGGATCGTCATCGGGATCAGGTGCAACTCCTCGCTGTCACTGACATGCATCCTGCCCGTCGCATGGCAGATGGCAGACAGCGTGCGCTGCGCGATCTCGACTGTGGTCGGGTTCGGGTTCACCAGGTTCAGCTGGTCGAACATCTTGCGGCCCTTGTGCTGGCCATCCAGAATGTCGAGCATTAGCCAGAGAAACTGCCCCATGCCGTTGCGGGTCACGCGCATCTCGCTCTCAACAATCTGGGCGCGGTATTTGCCTGCGGGTAGCAATTCCATGGGCGTGGTGGGTTCAACGCTGGTCGCGTCAAATGACGTATCAAAACGTGCCATAATCGTGTCCTTTCTGGTGCATTATTAAGATTGAGGCATAGCCGCCATGAACGCTTCCCAGCTGAGATCGAGCGTGTCCGGCAGGCCGTAACGGTTCTTGGCGAGGAAGGCGGGGCGCTCTTCGGTGTGCATGACACGCGCACCGGACCCGAGCGCCCGGGTCACCTTTTTGTTGAAGCCGACATCAGATTTGGCGACCGAAATCCGGTAATTCGCAAAAAGCACCACATCGGAATGCTCTTGGAGCAGCGCCGATGCGCGGGCCTGCAACTTGACGATATATCGGTCGTAAGGTTCGTGCTCGGGGCTGTCGAACCGCTTGATATCGGTGTGGGCAATCTGGATGACCACCATGCCCTTGCGATCACGAAGCGCGTTCAGCTTATCGAGATATTCGCGCCAGACGGTCAGTGCTTCAGCATAGCCTTTGCCAAAGCCCGGTGTTTCGATCGACTGCCAGCCGTTGCGTTTGCACGCCTCTGTCCAGATCAGCGGCTCTAGCCAGTCGATGCTATCCACGACGACCGTGCCATAGTCGTGCTCCTCAACCAGCAAGGCGTCGAGCGCTTCCGCCACCTCGACATAGCTGGTCGCGAGGGGGAAATGTGGAACCTGCAGCTTGCCGAGCCCATCCTCGGTCATGATGAACACAGGCCGGTCAGCCTCCGCCGCGAAGGTGGATTTGCCGACACCAGCCACGCCGTGCATCAGGATGCGTGGGGGCGTCAGTGCAGTGTTGGTGCGCAGGGATGCAAGAGAAATAGCCATCAGTGGACTCCTTCTGATTGGGGCATGGAGGGATGAGAAATCATTGGCGCAGCCTCAGCCGCTTCCGCTGTGACGGCCATAAACAGCGCATCCAGACGGTTGGCTTCACCAAGGCATTCGATGCCTTTGCGCCGCATGAACCGGCGTGCGTCATCCAGCAATTCGGGCTCAGCAATCAGAGCGGGTATGCCGACATACTCCTGCGCGCTTTCAACGAAGTACGATTTTGATCGCAACTTTTTCACCAGTGGCGCGAAGGCCTCGCAGACCTCTGCGAAATCTGACTGGCCCAATCCGTCATCGCGGTTGCGCAGGATGCGCTTGACCTCGGAAATGATCCCGGTGCGCAGCATGCGCAGCGCGCCCTCTTCGCGGGCCTGCGAACAGGTTAGCGGGAAAGCCGCTTCCATCATGTCATCGGCGATCTTGGGGGCGTTGTTGCCCAGACGGGATGCGTAATCCCAGACGCGTTCGGCAAAAGCCGCTGATTGGCTATCAAGCATCAAACCACTCCTTGATTGTTGTGAAAGCTGCCGACCCTTGCGCGATGGCTTTGGCATCGAGGTCGTGAAACGGGATATTCTGCGCCTCCCGCATGCCCTTGCGGGCAAGGGTCAGGTTGTCGTCGGAGGCCCATTCAGCAAAGGCCCGAAACGTACCAGTCACATGCTGCCAGGCCGCCTGTTCAGGTGTGGGCGGGACATAGAGAGGATTGCGCCGGCTCGGACTGCGCTGCGGGCGCAAGCCACGCATGGCCGCATCCGTCACCATTCTGCGCAGGGCTGTGCGGGTTGGTTCCTCGCCATGCTCCAAGCGTTCGTCGAGCGTGCGGCGGATGATGCCGGGATCTGCCATTTCCGCGTCGCGGATCAGCCGCGCATCGTGGATCTGGTCACGGCGCAGTCCAAGATCGGAGGCAGTCGCAGGTTTGGCGTTGAGATCTGCAACGCCAAAGTCCTTGGTCCGGTTTCCAGTGGCCACCTCACCTCGCGCTTGCGCTGCATCATATTCATCAGCAAGGCGGCGCTTTGCGGCGGCCTCGATCTCCAGCGCATCAGCCTGCGCGCGATGGGCGGCCGCAATCAGCTCGTCATGGGCGGATTTGGCCCGGTGCAGTCGCGAGGCGCGTTTGGCCGCGTCATAGGCCAGCCCTGCAAATTCACGCGCCTCCAGCACTTCGGCCGCAGTCTTGGCGCCTGCCAACATTCTGGCCGCACGGTCGATCAGGCCGGGCAGATCCCGGACAGGATCAAGGATGGGGGTCAGAGCCGTCATGTTGCACCCCCATTTGATTCAAACCGAAACTTGGGCTTGCCGGTCCGGACCGTGCGCGCAGGCTCAAATCCCTTGCGCCAGGACTCCGGCAGCGCCGTGTATTTGCGCTCGGATACCGTCAGCTTGGTGTCGATGAACTCCGCAGGGTCTTCGCCAGACGAGGCGATGTTTTCAGCGATCTGAGCGAGTTTCGCCTGATCCCAGTCGATCCGTTTCGCCAAATCGGCGATTACAGTGACGCCGCCATCTTCAAAGCGGATCGTGCCGGTGTCCTTGCTCGCCTCATTGCGGCATTCGGTGGCGCGGTCGGCGTATTTCAGGGAGATGGCACCATCGAGCCAATCCGCGACTGTCTTTGCCTGGGTGAGCTGATGATCGGCAGCATCCTTCAGCATTGCCAGCTGATCAGCAGGCAGTGCTGCGATCTTGCCAACCGGCATGTGGTGGATGTCAGCCAGCGTGATGTGATTGG